CGCTCGCAGGCGGGGGCTGACCTTGCGGTGAATTTTCCCCTGACCTTCCCTACGCGCGTTGTGTCGCTCACGGCCTCAGCCTACATCGGCGGCGGAGCAACGCGAGATACCACCCTCATGTTGCGCAGCGATGGGCTGGGTAGAGCAGGCTTTAGTGTTGGTACTTTTCTCTCGGGTGGGCGGATTTCGGAAGCCTTTTTTTGGGTGGCGTTAGGTTGGTAATGTCGGGGGTGTTATGAGTATTAAATTCATTCAGTTTGATGGTGCCGGGAAGCTCGTCGGACGCTTTGATTCAGCGGTACATGGCACGGCAATTCCTGCGGACGCAACAGAAGTCAGCGATGAGTTGTTTGTCAGAACCTTCAACGAAGCTGACGGGGTTTGGCGCCTAATCGACGGTGAGGTGGTTAAGCAGCCATTTAGCGAAATGGTGCCGGACTATGCGCAATTGGTTGCCCATGAGCGCTACAAACGAGAAGCAACCGGCGTCAGCGTTGAGGGCTTATTGATCGAGACAACACGAGACAGTCAGGCGCTGATCGCCAGTACCGGCCTGTCTGCCGTTCTCGATCCTGAATACCGCTGCAACTTCAAGACAGTGACCGGCTTTGTCGAGATCGGCGCCGCGCAGATCCTTGTTATCGCCCAAGCCGTTCGCGCCCATGTACAAGCATGCTTTGACCGCGAACTGGCTTTGCTGCGTGCCATTGAGGCCGGCGAATACCGCGAAGAAATGCTGACTGAGGGCTGGCCAAACTCCGCTGCCTTGTAATCCCTTCTCCTACAACCCCACGCGCTCGCCCATCCGGCGCGCGCGCGGCAGCCTGTGCACTGTCATCTCATTTACTGCGCAGGCAAAACCATGGCCGATTATCTTCACGGCGTGCGGGTGCTCGAACTCAACGACGGCACCCGCCCCATTCGCACCATCCCCACCGCCGTCATCGGCATGGTCTGCACGGCCGACGATGCCGACGCTACCGTTTTCCCGCTGGATACGCCGGTGCTGCTCACCAACGTGCAGACCGCCGTCGGCAAGGCCGGCACTACCGGCACACTCGCCGCCAGCCTGCAAGCCATCGCAGACCAGACCAAGCCCTACACCATCATCGTGCGCGTCAAGGCAGGCGCCACCGAGGCGGAAACGGCCAGCGCGTTGATCGGCACCACCACCGCCGACGGCAAATACACCGGCATGAAAGCCTTGCTCGCCGCCAAGGCAAAAGTCGGCATGGTGCCGCGCATCCTCGGCGTGCCAGGTCTGGACAGCCAACCCGTGGCCACCGCATTGGCAAGCATCGCCCAGCAGCTGCGCGCCTTCTCCTACGTCAGTGCTTGGGACTGCAAAACCAAGGAAGAAGCCGTCGCCTACCGCGAGAACTTCGGCGCACGCGAAGTCATGGTGATCTGGCCGGACTTCCAGAACTGGGACACCGTCACCAACGCCACTGTGAAGGCCTCGGCCGTCGCCCGTGCCCTCGGCCTGCGCGCCAAGATCGATCAGGAAGTGGGCTGGCACAAGACTCTGTCCAACGTCGCAGTGAACGGCGTCACCGGCATCAGCGCCGACGTGTTCTGGGATCTGCAAAACCCGGCCACCGATGCCAATTACCTCAACGGCAACGAAGTCACCACCCTGATCAACGAGGGCGGCTTCCGCTTCTGGGGCAGCCGCACGTGCAGCGACGATCCGCTGTTTGCCTTCGAGAACTACACCCGCACCGCGCAGATCCTCGCCGACACCATGGCTGAAGCGCAGATGTGGGCCGTGGATAAGCCAATGCATCCGTCCCTAGTGCGCGACATGATCGAGAGCATCAAGGCCAAGTTCCGCGAGATGGTCGGCAGCGGTTACCTGATCGGCGGCGATTGCTGGTACCCGGAAGACATCAACGACAAGGACACGCTCAAGGCCGGCAAGCTCTACCTCGATTACGACTACACACCCGTGCCGCCGCTGGAAGACCTGACCCTTCGCCAGCGCATCACCGACCGCTACCTGATCCAGTTCGCCAGCAAAGTGAACGCCTGAATCGGCGCTCCCCTGCGGGGGAGTCCGTACCCCGGAGACCAACGCCATGGCCATGCCTCGCAAACTCAAAAACATGAACCTGTTCAACGACGGCAACACCTATCAGGGCGTTGCCAAAAGCGTCACCCCGCCGCCGCTCGGACGCAAGATGGAAAGCTATCGCGGCGGCGGCATGAACGGCCCGGTCAAAGCCGACCTCGGTTTCTCCGATGACGGCATCCAGTTCGAATGGAAGACCGGCGGGCTGGATCTGATCGCGCTCAAGCAGTTCGGCAGCGTCAACGCGTCCGGTGTGCAACTGCGCTTCGCCGGCTCGTTCCAGCAAGACGACACCGGCGAAATCAGCGCCGTGGAAATCATCGTGCGTGGCCGTCACGAAACGATCGAGATGGGCGACGCGGCGCCAGGTGAAGACACCGAACACAGCATCACCACCACCTGCAGCTACTACAAGCTGATCGTCGACAACGAAGACATCATCGAAATCGACTTGCTCAACTTCATCGAGAAGGTCAACGGCGTGGACATGCTGGAGAAACAGCGTTCCGCCATCGGCCTTTGAACCACTCCCTAAATCCCTTACCTGGAGCAGCACATGAACACCGAAGAAACCAATACCGAAGCCCTGCCGGCAGTCGATGACAACACCGTCGTTCTCGATACCCCGATCCTGCGCGGCAAGAATCAAATCGACAGCCTCACTTTGCGCAAGCCGTGTTCCGGTGAGCTACGCGGTGTGCACCTGGTGGACCTGCTGAACCTCGACGTCGCCGCCCTACTCAAGGTGCTGCCGCGTATCACATCGCCAAGTATCACGGCCACCGAAGCTGCCGGCATGGACCCGGCCGACCTGCTCGCCTGCGGCAACAAGGTCGCGCATTTTTTGTTGCAGAAGTCGGTGAGGACGGACGCCTCCCTCGTTGCGTAGAAGACGCCATGGCCGATCTGGCCGTGGTTTTTCACTGGGCACCGGCTGATATGGATCAGCTCTGCCTGCAAGAACTGATGGACTGGCGCGAGCGTGCCAGGGTGCGGAGTTCCACCGATGGCGAATGACTTAAAACTTCAGGTACTGCTCAACGCGATTGACCGGGCGAGCGGCCCCCTGAAGGCCATCGACAAGGGCAGCATCGGCGCTGCCCGCGCACTCAAGGACGCCCGCGACCGCCTCAAGGAACTCAACGCCCAGCAGAAAGACGTCAGCGCCTGGCGGACCCAGCGCGCCGCCGCTGAGCAGACCGAAACCGCCCTCACCTCAGCCCGCGACAAAGTGCGCGCGCTCAGTCAGCAGTTTGCCGCCACAGGCGTTCCGACCAAGGCCCTGGCCAAGGATTTTCGCACCGCCGTGCGTGAGGCTCAGCGGCTCAAGGAACAGCACCAGCAGCAGTCCGAACAGTTGCAGACCTTGCGTTCGAAGCTGTACAGCGCAGGGATCAGCACAAAAGACCTCGGCACCCACGAACGCCAGCTGCGCGAGCAGATCGGCGCCACCAACACCACGATCAGCGAACAGGGCAAGCGACTGGTCGCGCTGAATGCCCAGCAAAAACGCATGGCCGCCGAACGCGCCAAACTGGCGAAGACCCAAGGCCTTGCCAGTGACATGGCGGTCAACGGTGCGGCCGGGTTGGGCGTTGGTTACGCGGCCAGCCGCCCGATAGCCAAAGCCGTAGGCGCGTTCGCACCGAACGAAGACTCAGCCACGCAGTTGAAAGTGTCGATGATGGACAACACCGGCAAGGTCGCCGAGGACTTCCAAAAGATCACCGACCTCGCCACCAAACTCGGCGATCGATTGCCTGGCACCACCGCCGACTTTCAAGAAATGATGACCATGCTGCGGCGCCAAGGCCTCAGCGCGCAAAGCATCCTCGGCGGTACCGGCGAAGCCGCCGCATACCTGGGCGTGCAATTGAAAATGCCGGTGGCCGAAGCCGCCGAGTTTGCGGCCAAGATGCAGGACGCCACGCGCACCTCCGAGAAGGACATGATGGCGTTGATGGACACCATTCAGCGCGGGTTCTACTCCGGTGTCGATTCAACCAACATGCTGCAGGGCTTCAGCAAGATCGCCCCGGTGATGGACACCATCAAGAAATCCGGTATCGAGGCTGCCGACGAACTGGCCCCGTTGCTGATCATGATGGATCAGGCCGGCATGGAGGGTGGTGCGGCCGGTAACGCCTTCCGCAAAATCTTTCAGGCGGGCTTGAACAAGGACAAGGTCGACGACGTCAACAAAATCCGCCAACTCAAGGGCCAGAAGATTCAATTCAGCTTCACGAACAAGGAAGGCAACTTCGCCGGGTTGGAGAACCTGTTCGCCCAGGTCGAAAAGCTCAAGGGGCTGAACGACGAAGACCGTACCGAGACCATCAAGGACCTATTCGGTGATGACTCGGAAACCATGACCACCCTGAACACCATGATGAACAAGGGGCTGGCGGGTTACAAAGAGGTGCAGCAGAAGCTCCAGAATCAAGCCGACCTGCGCACCCGCGTCAATGAACAACTCAGCACCTTGACCAACGTCATGGAAGCCGCCGAAGGCAGCTTCACCAACGCCATGGCCGAGTTCGGCGCCGCCGTTGCACCTGAATTGAAAGAACTGATCAACACTCTCGGCGAAGTCGCCAACAACGTCGGCGCCTGGGCGCGGGAAAACCCAAAGCTCGCCGGCGGACTGGTCAAAGTCGTGGCGCTGGTCGCGGGTCTATCGTTCGTTTTCGGTGGCTTGGCCATCGGGATGGCCAGCCTGCTCGGCCCGTTTGCCGTGATTCGTTACGGCATGGCGATGTTCGGCATGCAGGGTGGTGGCACGCTGAGAATCATGCAAAAGCTTGCCCCCACCATCACCGGTCTGGCCCGCAATGCACTCCTAATGCTGGGCCAAGGCCTTCGCACGCTGGCCAGCACACTCAGCGGCGCACTGGTAACCGCCCTGCGAACCGTCAGCATTGCACTGTGGGGCCTCGCCACCAACCCGGTAGCGCTGGCCATCGGTGCCGTCGTTGCCGTGCTCGCCGGTGCGGCATACCTGATCTACAGCAACTGGGACGCGGTGAAACTCTACTTCAGTAACGCCTGGACTGAGATCAAAGCCGGCTTCAGTGGCGGCATCGGCGGCATCCTCAACACGCTCGCCAACTTCAGTCCCATCGGCCTGATCTACCAGGCCTTCGCTGGCGTGCTGAGTTATCTTGGCGTAGATCTGCCGAGCCGCTTTACCGAGTTCGGCAACATGCTCGTCAACGGTCTGGTCAACGGACTGCTCGCGGGGTTGGGGCAGATCAAAAACGCCGTCAGCTCAGTGGCTGATTCGGCCATCAACATGTTCAAGGAAAAGCTCGGCATCCACAGCCCGTCCCGCGTGTTCACCGCGCTTGGCGGCTTCACCATGGCCGGTCTGACCCAAGGTCTGCAAAGCGGTCAGGACGGCCCGCTGGGCGCCATCACTGACATGGGCAAACAAGTCGTGTCTGCTGGGCAACGTGCGCTCGGCGCCGTGGCTGGCCCGCTCGGCGCCATTGGGCTGCCGCAGTTGCCGACTGGCGCCGCCGCATCCTCTTCAGTGTCGATCGACAATCGCGCGCCCATCAGCCCGGCGCCGGCCGCTGCCTACGACAGCCACGACACCTACGAAATAAACATCCACACCACGCCCGGCATGGATGAACGCGCCATCGCCCGCGCCGTGCGCGCCGAGCTGGCCCGCGTCTCCAGCGAAAAGAGCGCCCGTCAGCGCAGCAAACTGTCCGACCTGGAGTAACCCGCCATGATGCTTGCCTTGGGCATGTTCGTTTTCAGCCTCTCCACCGCCGCTTACCAGGAACTGCAACGCCAAACCGAATGGCGGCACGCCAGCAGCAACCGCGTCGGCGCCGCGCCGGCCCGCCAGTTCGTCGGCCGTGGTGATGACTCCATCACCCTGCCCGGCATCATTCTGCCGGAACTCGCCGGCAGCGCCCTCAGCCTCGACGCCTTGCGCTTGATGGCCAACACCGGCAAGGCATGGCCGATGGTCGAAGGCAGCGGCCGCATCTACGGCCTATGGATCATCGAAAGCCTGAGCGAAACCAAGACGATTTTCTTCCGCGACGGCACACCGCGCCGCATCGAATTCACCCTCAGCCTCAAGCGTATCGATGACGACCGTATCGACCTGATCGGCGCCGGTACCAGCGCTGGCGTCAGCGTCATGAGGGCACTGCTGTGATCGACGCAGCTCTTTCCCGCGTCACCGGTTTTCTGGACAAGACCATCGAGCGCTACAAGCGCGAAGCGGCCTACCCGGTGCCGGCGTTTCGCATCACCGTGGACGGCAACGACATCGCCCAACTCATCAGCCCGCGCTTGATGAGTCTCGACCTGACGGACAATCGCGGCATCGAGGCCGATCAACTGAGCATCACCCTCAGCGACCACGACGGACTGCTCGCCATTCCGCCCAAGGGCGCGGTGGTTCGGTTATGGCTGGGCTGGAGTGATACCGGACTGGTCGACAAAGGCACCTACACCGTCGATGAAACCGAACACTCCGGCTCCCCCGACGTACTGAGCATCCGCGCCCGCTCAGCCGACCTACGCAAAGGCCTGAAGACCAAACGCGAACGAAGCTGGGCCAACACCACCCTCGGAGACGTGCTGGGCGATATCGCCCTGGGCAACGGCCTGACCGCAACCATCGCCGGCGCGCTCGACGGTTTGCCTATCCTGCAACTGGACCAGGCCAACGAGTCCGACGCCAACCTGATCAGCCGTGTCGGCGAAGAGTTCGACGCCGTGGTCACCGTCAAAGCCGGTTGCCTGCTGTGCCTTCCGGCCGGCGGCGGCAAGACCGCCAGCGGCGCCGAGCTGCCCCACATCACCCTAACCCGCGCCGATGGCGACCAGCACCGGTACCTGCAAGCAGACCGCGACAGCTACGATGGCGTGCGTGCCTACTTCTACGATGTGAACAGCGCCAAGAAACAGGAGGCCATCGCCGGCGGCGGTGAGAACCTCAAGGATCTGCGCCACACCTACAGCGACCGACAGTCTGCCCTGCGCGCAGCGCGGGCCGAGTTCAACCGCCTACAACGTGGCAGTGCAACGCTCAGCTATACCCTGGCAATGGGCAGGCCGGATCTGATACCTGAGCTGACTTATACGTTGGAAGGTGTGAAGCCTGAAATAGACGAAATCATCTGGTACGGCGGGAATGTGCAACACACGCTCAGCGCGGATAACGGTTACACCGTCAGCCTTGAGCTGGAGAGCAAGTTACCGGAGGACACTGTTGAGGATCTAGCGGAGGAGAACAAGGGAGACTTCACTGGGATCATAGCCTATTACCGCGAAAATAAAACTGGAACGGAAAAGACCGTCACTGCTGGGGATCAGAGCAAACCTAGGCGATTGCGGTGGTTGTATGCCACGGAGAAAACGGCCAAGCATGCGGTAGACCGAGAATGGTTACGATTAAAGCGAAATTCATTCTGACAAATGTCTGATAAGGTCAAATGGTTTTCCAACGGTGCCTTTCCCTGTCCTAGTATGGAAATTCTCCCCCAGCAATGTACTATAGCGGCCATATGCCACGACAACGGTCTAGGGAAAAGATTGTGGGACGTACCTCAAGATGGACATTCGGAAGTTTAATAAACGGCGTATTAGAGTATCAGTTATCTTCTTGGAAATACTTTTCGGACTTCATCAACCAGGAAATGCTTGACTACACAACATACGTTTATAGAGGGCACGGCAATTGCACATGGCTGTTAGAACCGACAATCGATCGACTTATCAAACTGCCCACCTCTATTAAAAGAGCGCAACATTTGGAGCGCTTCAAATTTGCAACTCGCGGTAGACGCGGATCAAACCCCATACGTATGGATGATGAAAACGATTGGTGGGCATTAGGTCAGCACCATGGACTGGCCACGCC